AGGGAACATCATCGCCGAAGCTGCAATCGGACCGCCAAAGCAGAGCCACGCATCATCCTTACCGATCGTGTCTACTTGAATTTCGACAAATTCTCGATACTCGTTCGCGTTCAGAACGAGTTGAGAAACATCGGCATCCCAAGTTCCAGAAACCATTCGCGTATCCTAGATTTTCAGTCCAAGCGTCCGAAGGAGTTGCAGAAACCCTTCCGGCGCTACTTTCTGGAGACCTTTGTCTCGCGGAAGTTCGGGGACCGGAGGGGCACCGATCGCACGCTCACCTGCGTTCGCACGCTCCATCGCTTCACGCAGCAAGGCCGTCTTCTCGTCGATCGTCTGAGCGCCGGACTGATACGCCCCCGGATACTTGCGTCGCAGCCGATTCATGGCAAGCTCGCTGTTTGCCTTGCGAACCCGCTCCCGGCGGCGCTTCTCCTCCATCTTCTTGATCGCGTTATCAGCCATTAGATTGACTCGCCTCTGTAGGTGATCGGGTATGTACCACTGCCCCAGCCACGACGAAACTCCTCGGCGTACGCTTCCTTATGCCCCATCTGCCCGAAATGCGTTGCGCCATTCTTCTTGTCCCGTGCGATGGCATCCACGAGGAGCCGCTCAAACTCCTGGGAGTGCACACCGGGCTCGTCGTCAATCCTGCGCTCGGCGACCGCAAGACAACTCTCAATGTAAAGCTCCGCGAGCTTCATGCCGCCAAGCGGGTACGGATGTGCCTCGTTGAGTGCGCCCTGATATGCCTCGTACTTGTACGTGAGGGTCCGATCTGTGTCGGGCTCGGGGTAGAATAGCACCTCTTGGCGCTGGCCGTTCGTCCCGTCGCTTGACTTGAATCTCGTTGCGGCCCAATACGGATCGCCTGAGCGATTCGAGTTCGCTCTTCCTGTAAGGATCGTTCCAACGGATACTTCGATTATCGACTTGCGATACGTCTCCGGCGCGTAATAGAGTCGCCCAATGAGCCGGCCAAAGTCGTCCGGCAGGTCGTAGTCTCCGGTCCCCGAGACGATCGAGAGAGTGGTCGTAGGCTGGAGCCAAGACCACTCGTACCCGAGCGTATCGAGCGTAATAGCGCCATAGGCACCGGGCGAGACGGCTGGAGGGTAATAGACGCGACGCACGCCGGACTGGATAACATCGTCGATCTCGTCTTCCTGTGCCGTGGACCACCCAGAGCGGCCGTAGCCAAGTTGGAACCCGACCACCTTACGAAGCTCTGGAAGGCCCACGCTCAAACCCGACTCTGCCACGGCTCACCTCACGCTGAATGAGTCAAAAATCCCCGCGGCCGGCGAAGAGAGGAAACCGACCGCGGGGCACCCCCGAATAATCCCCGAGGGGATGATTACGCAAGCGTGGCACCGACGGCCGTCACCGGGACCCAGACCTGGGTGTCGGCAGCGACCCCGGCCCATTCGAGAACGATCTCTTCCTTGAGGGCGTTCATGGTGATCGTCGAGAGCGCGCCGGTGCCGTCCGCGGCACCAATCCCGCCCATGAGACCGCTCGTGACGGTAATCACGAAGTTATTCGTGGTCACGGCCGTGTCAACGACCGAGAACGCCTTCCGCTGACCGGAAATCGTCCCATCGGCAAGAGTCGCCGTGCAGTCACCAGTGCCGAGCGCGGCACCGATGATGTAGGTGACACCCCCGACCATCGGCGTGATGGCGTCGTCGTCCACCACGGTCAACGTCTCCACGAGCCCGGAGGGTTCGCCGACTTCGAGCTTCGCGAACACCTTGCCGGCGGTCGAGGAGCGGTCGATGGTCTGGAGCGGAACCGCGGAGCCTTCGCCAGGGAAGCCGGCGCGGATGAAGTACCCGGCGTCGCTCCCACCGGCCTCGCACGTGAGGCGGCCGACGCCGATGGTGCAGTCGGCCTTCGAGAGGATGTTGCACCACGAGCCGGGCTTGCAAATCTCGATCATCTGCCCGCCGGTGACAGCACGGTACTCCCTCGCGGCAACGCCGGCGAAGTACCGCGCATTCGTCGAGGAGGGAAGCTCGACCCGGTTGGACCGGCGGCCGTCCACCTCGGCGGCCGTACCCTTGTCCCAGTTGTAACAGACACCCTGGCCTTCCTTGAGCGCCGTGTCGCCCTCAAACCACACCCATTCGGTGATCTTGGAGGGCTGCTTTTCGTGGCCGTTGATTGCTTGACTCGTCATCGTATATGCCTTTCAGAATCTTGTTGGTTGTCGGAAAGAACGAACCTCAGGGGGCGTTCACTACCCCTTGTAGAGGACGCCGTGCCGGCGGTTGTTCGTGCTCACGGTGTTGAGCGTCGCGTCGAGATCGACCCGGCGCACGAGGTGCTTGTTGGGCACCATGTACGGCTTGGTCAACTCGTTTTCCCAGCCTTCGAGCACGCCGATGGCGAGCCACATCCAATCGAGCATGTACACCGGGTCTTCGGTGTCGGAGTCGAGGTACGGCGCGTAGGTGACGGGCGTACTCTTGAAGAGCGTCCGACCATCCTTCGAGGCGAGATCGTTGCCGAGGTTCATGTTCTGGTCTTCCAGAAGCTCCTCGAAAATCCCGATCGTGGTATCGTTCACGTAGATGCCGTTCCGGGTCTTCGCGCCGAGGTTCGGCTGCGAGTGCGACACCGGCGAGCGGAATCGCACCTGACGGTGCATCCGTCGCATCTTCCGCACGAGGTCCTCCTTGCTGACCTCCTCATACTTACCGGAATAGTTCTTGAACCGATCGTGCGTGATTCCGCCACGGCTCGTGAAACCACTGGGGAGGCCACCGTTGAAGCCCTCGGAAGCGTTCTTGACCACCCAGTAGGTAATCCCGAAGGGTGTCCTGGTGTCCTCGGCGTCCTCGGGCTTGCTCCAGAGGATGCTTTCGAGCAACTCGTAGAAACTGACCATCATCCCGACGTATTTCGACTTGATGAGATCGACGATCGCCTTCCCGCCGCGCTGGAACGCCTTCTCGCGCTGATCGTAAATGTAGTGGGCGTTCACGTGCCGCGGGCTCACCTTCCCCTGAATCAGGGTGTCGGTAAGCGAGCTTCCGTCCGTCTCGTACATCTCGACGGTGCGCGCGGAGTGGTTGTGATCGACCTGGGCCTCGAACTCCCAGTCGTTTCCGCCGTCGAACTTGTGCTGCCGCTGCTTCCACATCTCGCGGACGGCAACATGGTCCTGAAGGTCGGTCTGGAGATCGACGAACGCGCCCTTCTTGATGAGGTTTTCCTGCGTTGCGAGAACCGCATCGTCGATTTCATGGAAAGGAATACCCATTATCTTCGGCTCCTATTGCTTCTCACCACCCGCGAGCCGCCGAAACGCTACTTAAAGAACTTGTTGTCGAGCATTTCGGCCGTCTCATCGAACGGCGATTGTGTGCGTTTTTCTTTCTTTCCGCCGGGCCGCTGAATATGCTGGCCGGCGCGTTTTTCCAACTCCTTTGCGAGCTTCCGTTCACGCGCCGCAGCGAACTCATCGTGCAGCACGAGCCTTGCCGCCTCCTGAAACACTTCCTCTCGGGGCGGCGCTTGCTGGCCCGTGGCGTTGTAGCCGGCCAACATGGTTGCCATACGTGAGGCAATCTGGTCCCGCTTTACCTGTTGCGGGCTTCCCGGCGTGAGCGCCGAAGTGGCACCTTCACCGAGGGTCTCCTTGAAGTCGTCGCCGAGCCCGGCGACCTGCGAATCGAACCACTGTTCAACGTCTCGCGCAGCCGCTTGGGTACTTTGCGCGGCGGATTCTTGCTGGCCCGATCGAAGCTCCTGGATTGTTTCGTGTTGGGTCTTAATCAAGGCTTTCGTTGCCTCAAACGCCTTGATTACGTTCGGGTCGTACTCTTCGGGGTCAAGCTCGGGGAAGCCCGCGAGCGGGTCCTCCGCCTCCTGCGAGCCCTCATCGCCGCCGTCCTCGGAATCGACCGCCGCGGCAGCGTCCCGAACGGCGTTGACGGCGCGGAGGAGTGACTCATCCGAGGAGAACGCTTTCGCGTCGGAGATCGGAATACCGACCGTGAGCGCCTGAATCAGCGCGTCCTCGCTCGGGCCGGCAGGGGCCTCGGGCTCTACCCGTGCCTCTTGGCCGCTTCCTTCGCCCTCGCTTCCCTCTCCTTCCTGATCCTCTTCTCCACGCTCGTCTCCACGCTCCGAATCAACTTGACCGCCCTCGCCGCCAGAATGATCCAGTCGCCCACCTTCCTCACCGCTGCCAGGATCGTCGCCAGATTCATCATCATTCTCCTTGCCCTCGGGGGTATTGGTATTGGTCTCGTCGGTCTTGGAGCCATCTTCCACCTGTTCGCGTCCCTCGCGCTCGGCTTGCATTTCCTGCGCGGTGGCTTCGGCGGCGGAGTCGATTTCGGCTGCAAGATTCTGGTCAATCGCCATAGTGTGCTCATCCTCTCTTCTAGTCGTAGGAAGCTCGGTCGTGAATTCCTCTCGCTGCCAACGCTCTGCGGCGGTGGTGACGGTCCCGGTAGACCGGATCGCCGTTCTTGTTCACCTCGGTCGGAACCCCTTTCCTGCGGAGGTGCTCGCGAAGCTGGCTGGCTTGCTCCGGGTGGACCCCGGAGGCATAGCACGTCATGGGCCAGCCGGCGCTGGCATTCTGCCTTCGGTCGCCAAACTCGGCTCGATAGCTCCGTTTCGCGGTCTGACCTCCACCGAGGAGAATCTCATCGGGGGCTTCGCCGCGGGGGAACACCCGCTCGACCACTTCGCCGTCCGGTTTTTGGTAGCAGTATGTCGGCATCGCTCTCTCACTGTTGCAGATTTCCAAAATACCATGCAGGAAGCAGAATTTGCGTGTACCCCAAATCGTTATCCAGGCGTCTCCGCTTCCTGAACCCCGCCACCAAGGAGAAGCTGCTGCGTCGCAGCGCTCGCCCCCTGTTTCGTCTGCCCGGCTCCACCACGGCGGATGTACTCTCGTTTCGTGTGCTGCGGCGTACCCCCACCCTGGCCCTCGGCCTGCGGGGTGCCGATATTGTCCACGAAGGTCACAATTTCCATGACCTCTGGGAAGTCCGCGAACTTCGCGACAAGCTCGAAGATGCGCTCGGTGTTGACGATCCCGCCGCCCGCCTGGACGAGTTGCGCGAGCGGGAGCACGTAGTTGTTTACAACCAGCCCCAGTTTTTGCAATTTCGTACTCGGGGAGTCGTCCTGCATGGAGTACACGTCAATGCTGACGTCGTAATCCTCCCAGCTACCGAGCTTCGACTCGGGGCCGTAATTGACGGGGATTGACAGGTCCGTGCCTTCAATCGGGCGCTCCAGGTGCCGGCGCT